TCGTTGTTGTACTTGAGGTATTTGGAATTGCTGTTTTGTATCTTATTTTTGCACTTTTGCTGTCTATTAAAAATAAGGTTCAAAAACCTGCAATATCAAATAATTCCGTAGCAACCCAGCCGGCGGTTGTAGAAAAACCTGTTCGAGTATTGAATCTGAGAGTTATATCCGGTAAGGAGGATTTTGAGCTTGGTTCCAAACACACAAGATTTGATTTGAAGCAATGGAAAGATGGATCTGTTACAGTGTCAGATGCTCCAACCAAATATGAACTTTTCGACTATGAATGGAACGGGCCGGAATACAGAACAGTAGAAAAGACAACTACAACATCTCACACTAAAGGGAAAAGTAAAGAAAAAACAAAACGAAAAGGAAGATTAGCTGGTGCTGTTATTGGTACGGCTGCTACAGCTGTCACGCTTGGAAACCCTGTTGTCGGCGCAGCTGTCGGTGCAGCTGTTGGAACCGGAAAGAAAACTAAAGGAAAGAATAATTCCACTACTACTGGAACTGCTACCACAACAAGTGATAACATTGAAGTGGATTCTTATGCATCTATGAAAATGCGGAATATCGAAACCAATCAAATAAATATTATTGGATTCCGCTGTAGTTCAAATATAGATATGCAGTTAAAGAGCTTCAATATTTCCAAAAGCTCTGATGCTGTTGAAAATGTTCGAAATCAGAAAACATCCGTTGAACTACTGAAGGATTACAAAGAGCTTTTAGATAGCGGTATTATTACTCAAGAAGAATTTGACCAGAAAAAATCAGAACTTTTATAAAAAGAACCGGCTCCTGCTACCAACGGGAACCGGTTTTTTGAAAAATAAGACAATCTCGGTGATAATCTTACCTACACATTAAGTATATCATCTCCGGGATTGCCGTACAAGTGTAAAAAAGGAGAATGATGAAATGAATGAATCAGTATGCATCTATTTAAGGAAATCCAGAGCCGATCGGGAAGCTGAAGCACATGGAGAGGGCGAAACACTCGCCAGACATCAGCGGATTCTGTTAGATCTCGCAAAGAAAAAAGAGTACATTGTGGGCGCAATTTACCGCGAAGTGGTATCTGGAGAAACTATCGCCGACCGCCCTGTCATGCAGCAACTCCTTCACGAAGTAGAATCCGGCATGTGGGACGGTGTTTTGGTTGTCGAAGTAGAGCGTCTTGCCAGAGGTGACACCATCGACCAAGGTGTTGTGTCCAGAGCTTTTCAATACTCTGACACGAAGATTATTACCCCTACAAAAATATATGATCCGAACAATGAATTTGATGAAGAGTATTTTGAGTTCGGACTATTTATGAGCCGCAGAGAGTATAAAACTATCAAGCGTCGATTAAATGCCGGAAGAATCTCATCAGTCAAAGAGGGCAAATACTGTGGAAACAAACCGCCTTACGGATACGAAAGAATTAAGCTCGCAAGAGAAAAAGGTTATACTCTCCGACCTGTTCCGGCTCAAGCTGAGATTGTAAAAATGATCTACACATGGTATGCCGGTGATGGTTGTGAGCAAATTGGAGTTGCGAAGATTGTACGGAAATTAAACGACATGGGAATAAAATCTGCGCTAGGTGGTGACTGGACTCCTGCCAGCATACAGGGAATTCTAACAAATCCGGTGTATATAGGAAAAATCCGGTGGAATGGTCGAAAAACAGTAAAGACTATACAGAATGGTCAAGTAGTCAAGACACGCCCACGGTCCAGGAATGTCCTTATCTGTGAGGGATTGCATCCGTCTATTATATCAGACGATCTGTATAATTCTGTGCAAGAGATACGTCAAAAGAACCCACCCCGTCCGATTAGCATAAAAAACACAGTTCGCAATCCGCTTGCCGGAATTGTCTATTGCAGCAAGTGTGGTCGTGCCATGGTTCGCCGCCCTCATCAAAAACGCGGACAGGAAGATACCCTCATGTGTCCATATACGTCTTGCCCTACAGTGAGTAGCAAATTATCTCTAGTTGAAAAAGCTGTGCTTGATGGAATTAAAGAAATAACAGAGAAGTATAAGCTGAACAATGATATTAATGTTCCATATAATACTATCAATTCTGGTATAGTATCTAAGCAAAATCTTATACGCGAAAAAGAAAGTGAGCTGGAAAGCTTAAATGTCCAAAAAGCAAAACAATACGATCTGCTTGAGCGAGGAATCTACACCACAGAAGTCTTCCTTGAACGCTCCAAAACCATAGCTAGGTCTATCCAATCATGCTCTGATATTATTACGAAATTAAGAGAAGAAATCGAACACGATGAGAATATTAAGGCACAACAGTCGAATTTTATTCCGCGTTGTGAAGAGCTGCTTAATAACTATTGGGACCTTAACATAGAATCACGAAATAGAATGCTCAAGAATCTAGTTGAAAAAGTCGTCTACTCGAAAAATATAAAAAACACTTACGGCAAAGGTAACGAGATTAATTT